TCCAGAACCAGTTAATGAAAACCCTGACTGAGAAAAAAGACGCTATGCCGCCTGGATTCAATCAGCAAAGATTCGCTCTGAACTGTATCACAGTGATCCGGGACATGATGAAGGATTACAAGAAAAGAGAACAGCTCCAGACGGTTGATATCAATTCAATCGTGCTCTGTATGATAAAAGGAGCGTACCTGGGGTTAGATTTCCTGAACGGGGAGTGCTATGCGATCCCGTATAAGGGCGAAATGACATTCCAGACCGACTACAAAGGCGAAATTAAGGTTTGCAAGCGGTTCAGTGATGATCCGATCAAAGATATTTATGCAAAAGTAGTCCGTGAAGGAGATGTCTACGATGAGGGAGTGGAGGCAGGCGTTCAGAAGTTGAGCTTTAAGCCAGTTCCGTTCTCAAACAAAGATATCATCGGAGCGTTTGCAGTAGTCATGTATGCGGATGGAACCATCAAATACGACAGTATGAGCGTGGAAGAGATCAGACATACAAAAGACGTCTATTCAAAAGCTGCGAACAGCCAGGCATGGAAAGAATCATTTGGAGAAATGTGCAAGAAAACAGTCATCCGCAGGCTGAGCAAACTGATTGATCTGAATCTGGATAAAGTAGAGCTGATTAAGGCTTATGAAGAGGGATCCGGATTTGAGTTTGAGAATCAGCAGATCTCCGGAGGAACCACCAGACAGCCAGCACAGCTTCCAGGATCGGATAATGTGGTTGATGCCTTTGCACCAGGGCAGACAGCCGGACAGAAAACGATTGAACAGAAGCCGCAGCCGGCAGTAACACCGCAGGACTTCCGGAAAGCACCAGAGAGAGAACCGATCCAGGCAGAAGAAGCACCACAAAGCATGCCGGATGAAGGCTTTATGATGCCGGAGGATTTTCCGGATAGCGAGCTACCATTCAAGTAAGTAAATGGAGGATATGGGAATGAATGAATTACAAGTAAAAGTACAGCAGACACCAGGAACAGTAACATGGAATTATGAAGATCTGAAAAAGGCGATCACGAACGCTCTGGAAGTATACAAGACCACGGAGTACGATGATTCAAACATCGGTCAGGCAAAGAAAGACAGAGCAATGTTAAACAATCTTTCCAAGTCTGTAAATGCCAGAAAGATCGAGATCAAGAAAAAGTGTTTGGAACCATATGAGCTGATTGAAACCCAGGCAAAAGAGCTGATGGCGATTATCCAGGAACCGATTGCAGTTATTGATGAACGCCTGACAGAGTATGAAAATGCCAGAAGAAAAAAGGCAAGAGCTGTGATCCTGGAATATATGCAGAAAGCATTTGAAGGGATCGAACAGCAGATTGCAGATAAAGCCAAGAACGCTCTTTATGATGACCGCTGGGAAAATGCGACAGCTAAGAAATCAGAATGGCAGACTGCCATTGATGCCAGGGCGGATGCAATCAGGTCAGATCTGCAGGTTTTGGCTGGCATCGAGGAGAAATTCAGATCTTACGCCATAGATGCGTACAGACCGAACCTGAGACTTGCGGATGCAATGCAGAAAGTCCAGGAACTGAGAGCACAGGAAGCAGCCATCCTGAAAAGACAGCAGGAAGAGGAAGAAAGAAAGAGACGTGAGGAAGAGGAACGCCGCAGACGTCAGGAGGAGCTTGCGAAACGTGAAGCAGAACTTGCAGCTCAGAATCAGCAGGAGGAGGCTACTCAGACATCCGGATATCCGGAAAGACCGCAATCGGACATCGGAAGGACGATTGACAACATCGAAAGAGAGGCATTTGCCCGTGCGACAGCATCAACTCCGATCCAGGAACCAATCGTTGAGCTGGCACCGGAACCAGTTCAGGATCCGGAAATTCCTTTTGATCCGAAACCGAGCCAGACGATCAGAATCACGGGATCCCCGGAGGATTACCAGAAGGTAATTGAGTACATTAAGGCAATGGGAATTGACTACGAGGAGGTATAATTCATGGGCTTTCAGCTAACATCGGAGAATTATTACTCCGACATAGCCAATTATGAGTACATGTCAGTTTCTCAGTTCAAAGATTTTGCCGGAACATACGGCAAACTGGGATGTGAAGAGTGTGCGATGGCTAAGATTCGTGGGAAATATAAAGAACCGGATCGAACAGCACTCCTGGAAGGAAGCTACGTGGATTCCTTCTATGAGGGTACTCTGGATAAATTCAAAGAAGAACATGCAGAGTTGTTCAGACAGGACGGAGAATTAAAAGCAAATTTCATAAAGGCAGAAAAGGCGATTGCAAGAAGTTTGAGAGATCCGCTTTTCCAGGAATACATGTCTGGAGAAAAACAGGTCATAATGACCGGAGAGCTGTTTGGATCCAAGTGGAAGATCAAAATGGACAGCTACCATCCGGGCAGAGCGATTGTGGATCTGAAATACATGCAGTCACTCACAAAGTTCGGATATGTTCCGGACATCGGGTATCTGGATTTTGTTCGCTACTGGGGATATGACCTCCAGGGAGCTATTTACCAGGAGATCGTTTACCAGAACACCGGAAAGAGATTGCCGTTTTACATTGCCGGAATTTCCAAAGAAGAGGCAATGAACATCGAAGTGATCTACATACATGACAACTACCTGAAAGAGGCGATGAAGGTAATAGAAAGCCGGATGCCGAGGATCCTACAAGTGAAATATCACGGAGCGAAACCTGACCGATGCGAGCAGTGCATCTGGTGTAGAGACACCAAGGTGCTGACAAAGCCGATCGGGATCGGGGATCTGACAGCGAGTTTATAGTATGGAGGTGCAGGAGATGGCATGGATCACGGTGGATCAGAAGCTGATCGGAGGTAAATTAAGGGACTTTGCTAAAAGATCCGGAATCAGCCAGAATGAGGCAATCGGGATCCTGATTCGCCTCTGGCTGTGGGGAATTGACAATGCGGAAGAGAGTGGACGGATTGTAGCTGCCGAACATGAGGACATCGAGGAAGCGATCCGTCCTGGATTCCTGGAGATTGACCGGAGTACAATTTCAAATATCGTTGACAATTTGATTGAGTGTGGATGGATCGACCAGGAGGATGGTTCCTTATATCTGCATGATTGGATGGACTGGAGAAGTTATTATACGTCATATGAGCAGAAGAAAGCGAAACATGCGGAACGGATGCGAGATTATAGAGCTGGAAAGAAAAAGAGCCAGGATCCGGAACCGGAGAAAAAGCCGGAAGGATCCGGAAAGACGAAACGTAATGAGTATGCAGTGGCTTTTGAAGAGTTCTGGAAGGTCTATCCGAGAAAAGTGGATAAAGGAAACGCTTATAAGAAGTACCAGGCAAGATTGAATGACGGATATTCGGATGCGGAGTTGCTGACAGCTGCAACCAATTATGCGAACCAGTGCCAGAAAGATAAGACAGAGACAAAGTTCATAAAGCATCCAAAGACGTTCCTGAGCGATACAATGCCATTTACGGACTTCCTGGATAATAGAACCCAGGAGCCAGCGAAAACGTTCAGGAAAGGCGAAAATCCGTTCATGTAGACAGAAGGAGGATAACTGGAAATGGAAGTTGGAGGCATGTTGCCCTCTCATAGTCAGGAAGAGATAAGCCCGATCAAAGAGGGAGATTACGTTGGAGAAGATGGTCTGATCCGATGCGGAGTATGCGGCAAACGGAAACAGTTCAAAATTGAGATCTCAGGATTCAAGAAGATTGTGCCTTGCATTTGCAAGTGCAGATCTGACGAGATCGAAAAGGAAAAGCAGAAAGATGAATACGAACAGCGGATGCACGCTATTAACCGCCTGAAAGATGCTTCCATGATGGCAAGTAAGTTTCGGGATGCGAATTTCTCTGGATATAAGGTCAGGGAGGAGAACCAGGAAGCATACAAGCTGGCACTAAATTACGTGAAGAAATTCCGTGAAATGAAGGAAAAGAACCAGGGACTGTTGCTATACGGTCCGGTCGGAACCGGAAAGAGCTTCACTGCCGCTTGTATTGCAAACGCCCTGATGGAGCAAAACATCACAGTGATTATGACATCATTCGTGAAGATCCTCCAGGACATCGGAACCGGAGACGAAGCGAGCTACATACAGATTCTAAACAGTGCATCATTGCTTATCATTGATGATCTGGGAGCCGAGCGAAATACAGATTATGCCCTGGAAAAGGTATACAACGTCATTGACAGCCGGATCCGGACAGATAAGCCAATGATCCTGACAACGAACCTGGAGTTGTCGGAAATGCTACAGACTACAGGTATCCGCTACAGAAGAGTTTATGACCGGATCTTTGAAACATGCTATCCGGTCGAAATGCCGGGGAAATCCTTCCGGCAGATCGAAGCAGCACAGCGATTCAATGACATGAAAGAATTATTACAGTGAGGTAGGAAATGGGAAAGTTAGGAGAGAACATCAAGCGGATCAGGGAAGGGATGGGGCTGTCTCAGAGGCAGTTCGGGGAACTGATCGGAAAGAGTGATAGCCAGATCTGGAGCTATGAAAACGATAGAACAGACATCCTGGCATCAACGCTTTATAAAATTGCAGAGGTAGCAAACGTAGATTTCAATAACCTGATGGCAGGAATTATCCCGGAGGAAGAACCGGAGAAAGAACCAGATTCGGAGTGGGATGCAGAGCTGAGGATCTATAACATGGAGGATCGCCTGACAGTGATTAAGATCCTGGCGAAAAACGGGTACGATGTGGGACAGAATAAACGCCAGAAAGGGAAAGGAAATTCTCTGGATTATTTCGTACATGCAAAAGATCTTGCGACCAACGCCGATACATCGAAGTAGGAGGTAAACATGGAAGTAAGATTTACGATACGAGGAGAACCGAAAGGAAAAGGCAGACCAAGGTTCTGTAGAAATACCGGACATGCAATGACACCGAAAGATACCGTGAATTATGAAACATTGGTACGCACGGAATACAGTGCTGCATACCCAGAATTTAAGTTCCCGGATGGTACTATGCTGGACATGCGGATCATGGCGTATTATTCCATACCGAAGTCTGCATCAAAAAAGAAAAAAGCATCCATGTTGGCAAATGAGATCAGACCGACCAAAAAGCCGGACATGGACAATGTAGTTAAGATCATAGCGGATTCACTGAATCAGGTGGCATATCGTGATGATACACAGATTGTAGATTGCCAGTGCCGGAAGTTCTACTCCGAGACACCAAGGGTAGAAGTAATCATACGATCTATTGAGCCAAAATAGGCAGGAAGGAGCGAGATAATGAACAATTACGAAGAAATGAGGATTGAAAGCGATGTATTTACCACAGCCAGGGAGAATTTTGATTTGCTGATGCAGAGGCTTTTCAAGAGCATGGAGAAGAATAACTCCGATGAAGGTAGCATCACTCTGAAAGTGGATCTGAAAATGAGCCAGGACTGGGTTCCGGATGGAAAAGGAGGATCTATTGAGATTAACAAGCCAGTAATCAAACATAAGGTTTCCATTGCGGTTCCGGTAAAAGATTCCATGGATGGTAAAAAAGACGCCGGAATGAACCTGGTATGGGACGAAGAATTGAAAAGGTACGTCCTGAAATACATCAACGAGGGAGGACAGCAGAGCCTCTTTGATCCGGATTATGAAGAGAACCTGAAAGCTGGAGCAGATCTGGACGAAAGTACAATGCTTCCTGGTCCATCAAACGCCCTTCCTGAGAATGACGGAGTGATTGATGCAGAATTTAAGGAAGTGGATCAGTCCGAAGAAGCCGAAAATCAGGCAGATACGCCAGTTAATGAAGAAATTACCGATCAGGAGGAAACAAACGCTCCTGGAGTCGATACGGAAGCTACAGACAGCACGGATGACAACGGAGATTATGAGTATGAAGATCCAGAGGAGGGTATGCCGGAATGAGAAGAGAGAAAGCACCGGACAATTTCTCACAGTGTCGAAAGTGCGGAGCACGGATCATATTCGTGAGAATGAAATCCGGAAAGAGCATGCCAGTCAACCCGAACTTCGTAAACTTCCGGAGAGATGGTGGTAAGGACAGAATTGTCCTTGCCAACGGAGAAGTAACATCCGGAACTATCGTAACCGATCCTGGGGAAGCCCAGGGATTCGGTTATGTATCACATTTTGCAACATGCGAATACGCACAGACATTCAGGAGGAAATGATAATGTATTTAAAAGATATGGTAGGCAAATTAGCAATCAGAACAGCGGAGGCGTTCAATCCTGAACCATTCCCACCAGTACACTTAGATTTCAGCTTTCCGGT